CTTTGGCAGTCTATAATCGTTCCATCTTCTAATCCTACTTCTACTACTTCTTTGAAATATTTAAGTTCTAAAAGTGAATCATAAGTTATGTTTTTATATGTACGATCTGCTTTCCCCTTGTCTGTCAAGTTAACGTGAAATTTACTGTATTTTTTCTTTGCCATTTATTTTCTTTCATCTCCAATATCCTAATATCAAAACAAAGACATCACACTAAAGCAATGTCTTTGTTATTTAGTTTATTTATTAACTCATTAAATTTAATTCGTTTCTTAATAAACTATTAACTCAACAACTTAATATCATCACTCACCACATAACCTTTTCTAAGTAAATATTTCCACAGCCACTCTAATCCCTTACCTGTGACTTTAGAAGTAAATTCTGTAATAACTCCACCAAATCCATTACTATGTGTACTTGGTTTTAACTCAAAATACCCTGTATCAATATATCTTTGATAAGGAATATTCCATTCACCCTTACTGGATTGCAAAATTTCTTCATTTCTAAGAATCTCAAATAGCTTCTTTTCGCCAATTGTTTTATTACTTTTAACTCTCTCATTAAATATCTTTGCAACTTTTCTAATTCCCATTAATGAATCTGTAATAGCAAATCTATCTGCCATTGCTACTTTTGGTGCTTGAATCTGTAATTGTTCATCTTTTTCAGCAATTTGTTGATTTTTATATTCAACTAATTCACTTACTGCAACCATTCTGCCTTCCTGAGAATTAGCTTTGATAATACTTAAACATAATTTATCTTCTTTAGTGATTTCTAGTTCTTTCAACTCAAAATATTCATCAATCATTTGATCCTGAATATCATAAGCTAAATCATCTTCCATAATTCCAACTAATTTAAGATATCCTTTTCTACTAAATAAATAGATATTATTGGAGCGATTTAATGAATTTTGAGTAAATATTTCGTGGTGTAAAAATTCCACCTCGGATTCTGTTCCTTTTAAATCAATAATATCTATGTTTTCTCTAAATCTAGAAATATGGCGTTGAATTGTTCTGTTAAATTCTTTCACTTCAATTCCATGTACATTAGCAATTTCTTTAGCAAGCAAACATTTCTGATTATCACCAAATTCCCCAAATATATTATGTATTTCCACTCCATTAATAATTACTACTCCGTCAATTGTTAAATTATTATTATTTTCCATTATAAAATCACTCTCTTTCATTTTATATATTATTTTTAATATCTTTTTTCCCAGTTACCCATTCCACAAATACATCTGTTGTTTGATCCCAACCAAATTTACACCAAGACTTACGACTGATTGGATGTACTCCTATTTCTCTAGGACATATCCCTTTTGAAAAGTAGAAATTAATTTGATCAAAATTATAAATATAAGTTACTTTTTCTTTTATAGAATTATTCATTGTAACACCTCCTTTTTAATATAAATTTGCATCACAACTTTGTAACACATCAAAAAGACACCTCAATAAAGAGATGCCTTTTAATCAATCACAAAATATTAAATTACTTATCACACATAATGCCGTATCCTCGCTTGTGCAACATAACATCCTTAAAATATAATCTTTATACTTCTGACACTCACCAAAATCATTACAATTCTTCTCACAATACTCACTGCTTCTTAATTTATTCTGTTTTATATTATTACTACCATTACCATTATCTTTACCATTAATTCCATTGCTTTTATTGTCAGGATTGTTCTTGTTTTTCTTAGGACTTGCGATTTTAATCACCTACTTTTTGATTATTTTATTCTATAATTATAGTTTCACTCCCTTAATAATAAATCCACCCAAAAATTATTAGAGTTGTTATTTTATAAAATCCAAAATTTCCAAAACCCTTGCTACAAGCCACTTTCATGGTTCAATAAATAACATAAAATCAGTGATTTATTTGGAGCTGGGTTGTGGATGGAATATGGGGATAGGAATAGTAAAAAATAAGGAGAAAAGAGAAGTTTTTATTTCTTCTGCTTCTCTCCTTATTTTGATGTTAATAAAAACAATTATAGACTTAGCTATTGTTTATAATTGTTTAGTTCTTTATTTAATATTTCTTCTATATTGTCTATGTCCCAGTACCAAATCTCTAACAATTGAATATTATTTTCTTTTGCATACTCTCTTTTTCTTCTATCATGTTCTTGTTGATCTTTAAATGCTTGTTTGTTTTTATGAAATCCTTTTCTATATTCCATATGTTGAATTCCTTGAAACTCTATTAAAAGATTAAATTCTTTAATATAGAAATCATAAGAAAGATTTCCATTGTTAACTCCAACTAGTCCATGGTATTCTCTTTGTGCAATATAATCAATAAAATGTAATTCTAAATATCTTCTAATATATTGTTCACCTTTTGACTCTGCACAAATAGGACACCGTTGGCCATTAATAAAATTGTTAGCGTTCATGGGAAATATTTCACCACAAGTTTTATGCGTAAAAGATAAAAGTGATTTATTATTTATATATTCTCCATCAACAGTATATTCATCATTTACCAAATCATATACTTCTTTTTGAACTATTTCAATAGTTTTTCTTTCAAGGCCGGAACATATAATACATTTATTGCCACTTAAAATATCATTAGGAATAACCATATATTCTTGATTACAAACATTATGTTTCATTTTTATCTTAGTTGAACTTCTAATGTATTCACCTAAAACTTCATATTCATCACCATATTTTTCATATATTTTCTGTTTGAATTCTTCTGTATTACTCTGCTTACTTTCATTACAATTTGGACATCTACATTTACCATGTGTAAAATTAGCAGGAGTTACCTCGTATTCATATTCACAAGTATTATGTTTCATTTTAATATACTCATGTATACCTGTATGTTCACCCAGTACGGTATATTCATTTGCAACTAAATCATAAATTTCTTTCTTAAATTGCTCTGTAGTTTTATTATATATTCTTTCTTTTACTGGAGTACATTTATCACATTGTTTTTTATCGAAGTCTCTAAACATTCTAAAAGACGTAGAAAATGGTTCTCCACATTTACATATTAAATCTAAATCTTTTCTAATACCTAAATATTCTTTGCTTTTTAATTTACAACTAGATTCACTTTCAACTTCTATGTAATTTTTTACATCAATATATAATAATTTTCTCATTATTTATTACCTCCTGTAGAGGACAATGATGTTATTTTGTTATTATCTTCTAAGTCTTTTTTAGAAATTCTCCTTAATTCTCCAAAATCATAATCAAATTGTCCTTGGGAGTTAATTATTTTTGAATTGTCAATGTCAAATTTTATCCATGAATGACCTGAATTAATATATTCTTTGGCATAAGTAATCATTTCTATTATTATTTTATCAGAAGGAATATAATCATTTATCGATATAATTCTAATTAACATCCATCCTTTTAATCGGATAAATATTTCTCGTCTTTTTTCTTTATTATAAAATTCGTCAATTGATATTTGATTTAATTTTATACTATTTGTATGACCTCCACCATCATACTCGATACAAATAAATTCTTTTGGAAATGCAATATCTAAACTACAAGTCGAAATAGGGTAATTTAATTCTCCATTCAATAAATTACATAAATATTCTTGTTGTTTAGATGTTGGTGAAGTATTATTCAAATACATAGTTTTACGAGATTTTTCTATGATTTTTACATCTCTAAATGGATGACCACCTACATATTTTATCCACGTTTTATTGCGTTTATCTTTTACTTCATCATTTAATAAACTACATGAAAATCCGTATCTATCTACACATGTGTTTTTTACTTTTTCTTTAATTTCTTCATTTTTGGATGGATTATCAAAACCATATTTTTCAATATTAGTATTAATAATTTTATTCTTAATATCTTTATTCTGTATAGGATATAAAACATCATAATTATCCATCATAGTTTTTTTACTTTTATTTTGTACATCAATATTATTTAATGAACAAATTTCACCATATCGTTCAATATTAGTATCAATTTGTTTTTGTCTAACTTCGTCATTTTGAGAAACCCATTCAACACCATATTTCCTTAAATTAGTTTTTATAACTTTTTCTTTCCACTCTTCTGTTTGAGCATAATTTTCTGCTCCATATTTATCTAAGCATGTATTTTTAATTTTATCTTTAATTTCTTCAGATTGAAAAGTATTTTCTACTCCGTATTTATCTAAACATGTATTTTTGCGTTTATTACTGACTTCATTTAACGAATTTGTACTTTCAACACCATATTTTAATAAATTACTTTCCTTAACTTTTAATGATTGACATTTCTTACAGCAATCTTTATGTATAATTGCTTTTTCATTCTGCTTGATATAATCCTGATATTTTTTATTTGTAGTATTTATAAAACAATAATCACAAAGTACATCTACATATATATCGCTATTACCTTTTGACACATCTTCCACTTTGACTTCAAATTCATCATTATATTGCGTAAAAACATATCCTTTGTTAATATAGTATTTTTTGTTTCTTTTATTCCAGTTAATTAATACAGTTTTAGTAAGCACCATTTTAATTACCTCCGTTGTAATATTATTTCCCGACCAATATATAATAGGGAAGGTGGTATCGGAATTACCACTTTTCGAATAAGCATTAAGTTTCGAACCTCAATGATTACCTATCCCTAAATAATTATATATTACTTATTGATTTTTGTCAAACTAAAATAACTTCATCCAATGGAACAATAAACAGATTATCAATCTCAATTTCCTTACCAATTAAATCGGAAGTAATTTTTGCTTGTTTATTAATTGGAATTTGGCAAATATCTTGATCAACTTTAATATATATAGTATCACAAGCATATTTACCAATATGAATGTTAGTAACTTCATATTGATTCATTTATGTTATACCTCCTTAATATTAATAAGTATATTGAACCATTGTAACCATCTTATCATTGTCACTTTCGCGCAAAACGTCGATATTCATGTCGAAAGTTGACGGATCTCCGTCCGATTTAAAATCTAATTTAAAGTCGGCCTTGATTTTGGCCCGATTTATAACCATTTGGAAAGCTTCATCCTTCGAAGTTTCAGCATTTCGAATCACCGTGTCTCCAACAATGCGATAAGTTGAAGGAAACGCACTCGAAGTAATAGAATAAGTTGTTGCATTTACACCAGAATTATAAGAAAAATATGCAACAAGTTTCTTGTTAGCCCAAGCGACATTAGTTAAAACTTTACCAACCAATGCGCCTGCTGCAAGTGCAGTACCTCCATCATCGCTAAGTTCATAAACAAGAATATCTGCGGCGGCTTCAAGTGGAGTATAAGCTAATGTAATTGCTCCACCAGCAGTTGCAGTTAAAGGATACAAAGACCCTTGATTAATCATTTTAGTATTGTCATCTGGATCGGCAATCCAAACTGTAGATTGACGCATATAGATTGTGGCTGCTCCCGTAACTGTTGCGTTGCCTGAAAGTATTTCAAATGATTTAGGGGATAGTAAGGCATCGGAAATTGTCATAGCCGATTCACGGTCATAATCCCAGATTAATAGCTTGGGGTTCCCTTTTCCCCCTCTCGCAAATGATTGGCTTGCTTTATTATCAAGTGATGTGACTTTTAGAGTATCACAAAACAAAACTGGTTTACCTGTTACAGTATCATAGAATGTAACATCCATTACCTCTTTTACCCCAAATTTGTTATTAGCCATTATTAAATTCCTCCTCATTATTTATTTATTTGTATATATAAAAAAGACATCTCTTTTTGAGTGTCTTAATTATTTAAACTAATTGTTTTTTATTAAAAAACTATTTTATTTTTCCCATCCAATGTTTTAAATCAATATCTTCTGACTTAGCTCCTGCCAACAAACTTCTAATATTTATATCGTATTCATCAAGCATTTTCATTCTATTAAACTGATTATTAAACCAATAAAAATTCATATCCCAAACATTAAAAGGGGTGATCCCATTTCCATTGGATGCTAAAATAGAAACCAAATCTGCTAAAGTTAATGACTCGCCATCTCCAGAACCCTTTGCTTTTGCAAGTAATGCTCTAGCTTTTTTTTGTTTTTCTAGAATTTCTCTTGCTTTTTCATTTGCAGGATTTTCATCGTTTTCACTTTTTTTTATTAAACAATTTTGATATTTAATAACTTCTATAATATCGTCATAATTATCTTTTGTAATAAAACTACACACTTCTTCATTTTCTGAATAAAAGAAAAATCCAATAGAATTAGCATACATTTTTATTTCTTCTCTTATAAAACAACTCATGCTATTTAGAAATAAATACCTAAAATCTTCTTCTCTAGTACAAATAGCAAAAACCAAGTCAAATAAAGGTATATTATCATCAGTAATTTGAAATGATTCTTTGCCTATGGTTAATATGCTTATGTATTGAAAGTATTTAGATTCTGTTAACTCTTCAATCTCACCCATTGTTAATGGTTTAATTAAAAAATCTCCTACTTTAACTCCTCTTCCCCTCATCAATTGTAATTCATCAACCACCACCTTAACCACATCCTTTGATAATCCATACACCTACTAATCTAATCAATTAAATTCCACAACATTATAAATCAAACGATATCCCTGAAATTTTTCATTAGCAGCAATCCAATTTGACCTTTCGAATATTAACTTACCAATGCCAACAATTCTTTGTTCATTGAATAACTTATCAATTTCGCCCATTATGCCATAAGGTCTAAGTTTCCCTTCAGCAATAGGCCATAAACTAATATGTGAAATTACATTTATTAGTATTTTAGATGTTTTAAATTTTATATTTGTTTTACCTAAATTAAAATCATCTAAAACAACTGTGATAAAACTTTTTGCATCGTCAGTTACTAATGGAGTTATTGGAATGGGATATAGTCTGTCAAAAAGTAGAGATGTTGTATTCTCAATATTTGCTTCTAATAAAGGTGTAGATGTATCATAATAAATTAACTTACATAAATTTTGACTACTCATCATAGTCATTAAAATTGCCATAATATCGCTGTCTAATGTCTCAAATCTACCACTAATAATAATCACCTCCACACTCTACCATAAACTCTCAACCTTCAATCTAACAAAACCACTACAATTCACACCACTAACATGAAGTCTCACATATCCAATACTTGTACCAGCTTTAATACTACAATTATTACCACTATAAGTAATAGTTACTAAATTTGTACTAGAGACAGCATCATCTGCTAATACCAACCAACTAGTAGCAATATCACTCGTCACAATCCCACTATCCATGAATTGTGCAATGGCAGTTATTGTTTGACCAACTTTTAAAATTCCAGATGGAACAATATTAACTGTATAATTATGAAATTCCACTGTACTAACTGAAATACTAATGGAATCATTTACACCTTGATATGTTGCTGTAATTGTACAATTTCCTTCTGAATTAATTGCAGTTACTAAACCACTAGAATTAACTATACATACTAATTCATCAGATGAACTATAGGTAATTACAGGAGATAAAACTTCAACATTATTATCAGTTACAGAAACATTTAATTGCAATGTTTCACCTTGCGTAACACTTGCTGAAATTCCATTCAAGATGTCAATTCCATAACTATGCGTAGGTACTACTTGTTCAACTTCGCTATACTTCATCTTGAAAATTAGTAATCCAGGAATGCTAATGTCGTTACCAACACTAGAAATCACATAATTGTATAAACCTAATTTATAAATATCATTTACTTTAATTTGTCTAGAAATTTCAGTATTTGGCAATGTTAGAGGAACCATATTATCGACTGTTGTAATTGTTGTAGATTCATCTGTATTGATTGAGATATTACCAACAATACAAGGGATGGAAATTGGATCAATTAAAATTGAATTTTCATCGTAAAAGAGAAGTGTGTTGTTTGATTGTTGAATTGTACAATCATGTATAAAATCAATTGTATTTGTACTGACCACAATCCAATCTTTATCATTGTATTTAACTAAATCACCAACATTAGCAATAAAAAATGTATCTTTAAATACAATTCTTTTAAAATCATCTAAAGATACTTTCTCATTTGCATTAGTAATACTTTTAAATTGAAGAAAATGTACGGGGATTGTAGTATATATTAAATCATTATTATGTTTGTACTGAATTTCTTTATAACTAACATTACTATCAAAACTGTCTAAAAAACTATCTTTAATAGAATTAATATATTCATCACGCATACTCAGTCCATCATTAGATAATCTTTTTTTATAAGTATTAACTAAATCACTAAATGCCAAAATCAACCACCAGCCGATCCTGTTAAATTGTTAGGATCTTTATGGTAAGAATACATAATCATGTCTTGTATTAAACTATTTTTAGCATTATTTACTGTTTCTCTATTTTCTTTTATATGATTGGCTTGACTATGTACTTGATAATCTTTACCATACACTATTTGATTTAAATGCTTATTTTTCTGTAATTGAAATTCAAGATAAGGAATAGTCATTCCCCTAGAAACAAAAGTTATTTCTTGCATAGACAAACTATCTATAAATTCGCCAACTTTATAATTTCCAATATAAATGTCGCTATTTAATATAGGAGTGGGGGAGATAGTTATTTTATTTAATACAGAATCATATGTATAGTTTTCTGTCTCTGTATTATCAACTGAAATATAAAAATTACCATTAATATAAGGAGTGATAGTCAACATGAAAACTCCAGATAATCCATCAGCAACAAAAACTTCACTTTGTTGTTGAGTTAGAGTATAATTATTTAAATCTGAGTATAAATAATCTCCACATATTCCAATTGATCTATAAAGATATTTTGACAGTTCTATAGTAAGATTATCAACTGTATAATTATTAATAAATCTTGAATCATCAATAGTTAATAAGAATTGTTCAAATGGAGAATCAAAACTTGTAGACATTTTTCTATCACTCCTTTCTATCCTTTATTATTTTATATTTCATTTATTTAATTGATATACTTGTTGGCAAATTCTTGAATATTAATACCAAATGCGTTATTGATAATTTCCCATTTATTTTTATCCATAAATTTAGGATTACCTTTTGATACATTGGATACAATCAACGATAATGCTGATTCTTGCATTGCGTCAGATAATGATTTAATTTTTTCAACAATTTTTTGAGCATCTAATTCAATAATATTTTCAAGCTCTTCTTTTGAAATATCATATTTATTATAACTTTCTTTTAAATACAAAGCTTCCACAACATCATTATCATTAAGTATTCTAATTTCAAGTTTTTCAAAATATTCACGATATTTAGATGCCAAACTTTCAACATCTTCAAAACGAGCATGTTGAATATGACCAAAATGATTAAATCTGATTGGTTTGTTACTATGTGTAGTAAAAGTACCTCCTGCGTGCATCATATTCATCAATAAAACTCTTTTTGCATGATCAATAGATACATATGCCTGAAATCCTTTATCCTTTTCTTGTTTTTGAGGTATATTTATTTGTTTTTCATATTCTTTAACTTCTGTTGTTTTTATTTGAGAAGTTAAAAATTGTTCCATCATAAGAGTGAGATTATTAATTTTATTTTCAAGATCTTGATTTTTTAACATTAATTCTGATTCTTTTGAATCTGGAGTAATAATTACAGTTTGATTGCTTGCTGTTGTTTCTGGAATATTATTTTGCTTTGCCATATTTTACTTGTTGATTCTCCTTTGAGTAATATTTTTAGAAACATTAGAACTGGGAAGACACCTGTATTTTTACAGATGTCTTTTAAATATACTTATAACTTTTTATAAAAACTACAAATTTAAGATACTTTGACTATCCCATAATAACTTTGTGCTGCCAATTTGATTTCCCATTTTTCAGTTAGCGTATATGACATAGTATCATCTGCGTTTTCAAATTCACGGCTTGAACGTATTGTTGTACGTCCCTCCATCCCAAGTTTACATATTTTATCAACAGCAGAACTAACTATAATTACATAGTCATTATCAATTGCAAAATCGTAAGCAGAATTTGGCTTAATACTCTGATCTAGTTTTATTGTTGGAATTCCAAAAGGAGATTGAATATATCCAACATCAGTAAATTCTCTCCCTAACTCTAATTTCATGTAATCTGAAGTTGGCAAAATTTTATTTAATGCAACTTTTGTACCAATAGTTACCGCAGGAGAACCATTAGCAGCAGATACTCTTTCAGCTAATTTAATATATGTATCTTGTGCAAAAGTGGCTTCTTTAAAGTTAGTTCCAATAGTGGAATATCCGCCATAAACAATGTCAATAACCTCTTGTTGTTGTTTTGTACGGAAAGATTTAACCACTTGATTAATTAACCAACCCCAATCATAACTTCCAGCAGCTACACGATAAATATCAATTTTTACTCCTGCTTTCTTGACTTTTGGAGTAAGAGTTACATCTTCTTCCCACAATGTTTGGAAGTGTACACTTCTTACACCATTTGCAACTGTAGATACAGACAGCAAATGATTTGAAGGGATATGGAACGTAAGTGAGTCTCCATCTGCCATAGATTTTACTTCACAAAAATTCAATGCTTGCTCGATTTCAGTCTTCGCATTAATTTTATTTAATGTTTCTTCCAAAACAGAGAAATACGCACGTTCAAAATTCTGGAAAGTAAAAGCTTCGATAATTGGAAAACGCTCTTTATCTAATCCAGAAATCTCATACGCCTCATCAGCCATCATATTACCAAACATAATATTCTTATCTTTTAATGGGATCACATAACCACTTACATCTTTGGTGTTTGCAAAAGTAGCATATCGAAGATTTCTACCTCCCATGTTCTCTTTTTCGTAAAGATGATGCTTATACAATTCAACTCCTAATTCAACTGCGGCAACTTGTTTCTTAGAAAATCTAGCAATTCTATTCATAATTATTTATCATTCCTTTCATTATTATATTATTAATTATTATATTATTAATTATTTTATTAAACACCTTTAACTACACGGATAATAGTTGCATCTACCATAGTTTTCCCTGTAAAGATATTGCAAGTTGCTGTACCAGTTTCTTCTACTTCAAAAGCAACTCTAGTATTACCCGTTAAATCTGCGGCAGCAGCATATTGAAATGTTCCATTGGCAGGAATTACATATTGTCCAACTACAGGAGATCCACTGATTCCAGCAGTATTAACTTTAAATCTCATACCAGTTCTGAGACGATATGCTCTCACAGGGCGAGTAGCAACATAAGTAAAGCTTGCTTTGTTATGAAGAGGAACCCTCATTCCATTAGCATCAACATATACTTCTGCACCAACAACCATTACTACTTCATCAGTTGTTACTGCAGCAGGAACCGCAATAAGATACAAATCCCTCTCCCCACTTACCAAACCAGTTAATTTCCCCAGATAACCATCATCAAGGGGTAGCGTAGCATTTTGTACACTCAACACATCTGCATCAAAAGATGCCTCATTCATAAATTCACATATATTAGCCATTATTAATCAATCCTTTCTTTAATAAAAATTATTTTTGTGGTGCATATTCTTTAATATAAGAAACCCAATGTTCATCATTGGTTTTTTCTTCTTCTGTGGTAGCAGGAGGCAAACCTAAACGTGAATATGTAGTTATATCCTTTCCTTTAACCTCTGATTCATATTTATCACACACAAAAGCTTTAACTTCTTTCTCAAAATCTTCAACAGAAGAGAATGTTTCAAGTTTAGCAAAAAGTTCTGTTCTTTCATCTTCATTAATTTTCTTAGAATATTTTGCAAGAATCACTTCTGCTTCAGTTTCTTTTTTCTCTTTTGCATATTTAGTAATATCAGATTTCAAAGTTTCTACCTCGGTTTCTTTAGATGTAAATCTTTCTTTAATTTCATCTAACTCTTGACCCATTTTAAGAATGGATTCCTCTTTAAGAGACATTTTTTCTGTTAATTCATTCAACTCTGTTTGTTTTAAAGTAAATTCCTCTTCCATTTTTGCCTTATCACAGGCCATTGATTCTTCAGTTTTTGACTTTTCCAAGGCATATTCTTCTTCTATTTTAGCTTTTTCTGAAGCCATTTTATCTATGACAGAAGATACCATTTGTTGAATCATATCTGTCTCCGGCATTTCGGCTTCATCACCATCTACAATCCATACTTGAGTAGACCTAGCCATTTTATACCCTGCAAAATCAAGTTTGAATGTATTATCTTCAACTGTATAAGGAATAGCTTTATGCATACTCATTTTATAATCATAGATAAAAACATATTTGTCAGACCAATCAGAAATCCAACAATCTAATCCAGCACTTTTACATTGATCTTCAAAAATTCCTTCAATTTGATTTGATGTCATGCCATTTAATAATGCAAATTCTGTTTTATTAAATTTCATACTGTTATTTTCCTCCTCCTTCTTTTCTTCATTTGGATCGTTATTTATTGAAAACTCTGTAACCCCTATATCATTAGGAGGGAGAGTTAATTCAAACTCATTAGATTTATCTTTAGAAAAAGATTCTATTGTTTGAGATACAAATGAAGCATATTTTTCTCTGGTATTATTTAATACTTCAAGATGAGCATTTTGCATCCCTTCATGATATTTATCCCCAAGAATAGTAATACATTGGTATATCCATTCTTTAAATCGAAATTTTCCATCAGGTAATTTTTCTTTGTCAAGGACTTCAATTTCTATACTAATTTTTTTATTTCCACTTTTAAGAATATTTTCTGCTTCATCACTTAAATATTCCTTTTGAATTATCCCTTTAGCTACGGCGTAATTATTATCTTTATAAGTTTCATATGAATATTCGCAATCAGCAAAACTAAGTAAACCACCAAGAGGATATTCTTTTGGATCATGTTCATCAAAATCAGAATTTTTAAAATATCCACAAATCGGAGTATATCCTATTGTTCCTTTATTATTTTCATAATCTTCCTCTTCGAGAACACTTCCATTATAATTCTCTCCGATTAATCCAAAATAAAATTTACAAGTAATAAATCTCGGATCATCTTCAATAATAGAAAATTTATCACAATTGAATTTAATTATTTCACTCACATATTCACCCCCTCTCCTAATAAATTCTTATTTATTGTCTAAATTAGGAATATTAAGTCCCAATAGCCACCCAAGAAATTGAAGCAAATGTAGATGTCGCAGCTATAGGTGTTACATCTGCCACACCAGTTGGTTTCCACGACTTAATTCTTATCGAACCACTGGCAGGAGCCCCTGCCTGATCCCCAACCGTACATGTACTATACATATGAGTCAACGATGGATCTCCAACCATAGATACCACTACCGCTACAACAGTAGTTAATCCAGTTACAACATCAACACTTGCTGCTCCAATTGTAGCTACTCCACGAGCTACCTTATATCCTGCTGCTACACCTTGAGTTAATAAATTGATTTGAGCTGCTGTTTTAGTTACTCCGTCTAAAATATTTAACTCTGTGCCTGTTGCCGTAATTGCTACACCATCTGCCAATTTTAAACTATCAATTTTTAATTCTGTTACACTATCACCATTATAATAATTTGAAGCCATTATTAATTCCTCCTCTTATTTTTATTTTTTATTAAAAACTATTACTATTATTTAATAGTCTTAACCATAATTTTTTGGAATTTTCGTCCATTCTAATAAACATTCAGACAATCGATTATTAATTAAAAACAACCAGCAAAGGTTTTCGTCATTTTCGTCAGTCTTTTTGCTAATATAGATAATTCCTTTATCACATAAGAAATCTTTTAAATTTGGATCACAACAAGAAAACAAATCTTCCTTAGCAAAGATTTTTTCTGCATTTTTTACAAACATGTGTTATATCAACTCTCTTTTAAGTTAGTCTACAACTTTATTTTCATTGCTATCATTATCTCTAGTAATTTCATTTGAATCAGAAATTCCTTTACCTAAATCTTCAGCAGTTGGTCTGCCACCTTTATTATCTTTACTACTCAGAGTATGACTACTCATCAATGGTTTAATTTTATCTCTTAAGCCAAAAATATCCATCATTCCATTCAAGCCATTTATCTCAAATGGCTCATAATCCATCGAGGCCATCCATTTTATATAGTGACTGTCATCATATTGAATTGCTTTTGTAAGCTCTTCTCTTGTATCTTTTATGCTAAATTTGTCTCCAAAAAGACGTATCCCAAATTTATATTTACCTGTTTTTTGAGCTAACTGAGAATTTAAAAATCTCTCAAAAATAGGATATAAATGAGAAACGAACGCAACATCTGTCTCAAGACTAGCTTTTATAGCTGATGCACTTTTTGCATCACTAGAACCCATTATATTAGCATTTACTCCAGCATTTTCCCAAAACTTAGAGTTTGTTTGACTTCCTAATATATTAATAAATTGATTATCTGCCACCTTAAGCTCTGATGCTTCTAAAGGACTTCCGAATGCAACCGCACCATAAGGGAGTGAAGACTGGGCAATAGCTATCCAATTTGCTATTAATTTTTGGTCAATAGTCATTTTTCCGTCCTTGTCTACAGGAGACTTCATATATATTAATTTCCACGTATCAAGAAGAGTTTTAGTTTTTAATAGTTTTTTATACTCTTGAACATCTAAAGCATCTTTAAATAATGACCTAAGTGGATTTAGTCTAGCAGCTTTTGTATCATCAAATAAAAATACCGCACTTTTCTCTGGAGGCATTTGTTTATAATATTGAATTCCTTTATTTGTCTGGTAATCAATATAAAAATCATCAAACCAATTTAAAAATTCAGGAGCATAATCAGCTAATGCTTGAGGTGCTTTTAAAAAGAATGACATATTAAAAGAATACGTATATCCTAAACTAGTTCTACCATCTATCACACACCATTGAGGTGGCATTTCTTGTAAATCTATAAAGTCTGCCGATTCACGAACATAATAATATTTTCCACCTTCTCTAATTACTCCCAACATTACATTTTGAAATTGCTCCTTAACTCTAAATTTTCTTAACCAAGTTAAGGCTTTATTATAAGACTTTTTGAATGAAATTAAATCTTTTTTATCTGTTGGGATTGGAGTAATAGGATATACATAATAATTAAATGTTAAGAGGGTACTAAAATGATAAATAGTTCTTTCATATTGCATCACTACGCCTTCAAGATATTGAGATAAACTACTTAATTGCTGTTCAAACTGCTGAGGATATACCAACCAATTTTCGATATCTTTTGAAGAAGGTTTATAGGGAGCAATATTTATATCTTTCATTAAATTATTAGCATATTGAGGAGTATAATAAGGATTATCACGTATTTGTTGCAATGAAGAATATAAGGTATTAGCATAATCACGCATGAATTGTTCTGGTGACATTTCAGGAGATGGAGTGGTCGTAATTATAGGTTGAGGAGAAGAATTTGATGATGGAAGAGATATATTTTGTCTTTGTTTTTTTCTTGCCAAATTTATTTTCACCTCATTTCTGTGGGAGTATAGAGTTGGTTATTATTATATTTTATGTTACAATTATTTTTTAATTATCGAAGTCCTTCCAAGGGGTTGATGTTGGAGGTATGAAACAATCTTCGTAATTATTGTTGTCTGATTCTTTCATTAAATCTTTTTCTAAAATTGAAGCGTAGAAGTTGGAATATGAGATCGCAGAATATCTATCCTTTCGTTGTCCAGACATTTCTTTTAATTTAATATATCCTGTACTTTGATTGATTTCTGACTCCAACAAGACCATTTCATTAACCAAAGCATCTGTATGAGCAAAAGGAGCTTCTAGTTTAGCAACCATTTCAGGAGACAATTTAGATAGGTTTTCAATTTTAGAAATGAAATCATATGAGTCATTTTTATTTACTAACAATTTAATTTTATTTCTCTTGATATTATCTCTTAACGATACTGCTATTTCAGAATTGAATTCTGAGGTTGCAGATATTGTATAAATCTTTTGATCTGCATTTGGCACTAAGCACCTTTCCTGCATTTTTTCTTCATTCATACTATTTAAAGCAGGATATTCAATTCCTCTATCTTTATCATATAGTCTTTTACATAGATTATCATAAACTCCAATTCCATTTCCTTGTCTATCAATTACTATAAAATCACAATCTAAATCATCAAATAATTGTCTAATTCTTATTGCTTGTAATTCGGTATGAGCACCTACCATAGTTTCCATATAGGGTATAATTCTTTCATAACCTTTAAAATTATTTCCATCTCTTTTAGACACCATTGGAAGTAATTGCATCAACATAAATACTGAAGCATCGTTTTGTTTAGTCCCAATTGCAGCTAAATCACAACTTAATATTCTGACTTCTCCTTTTTCTTTTGGAGAATATTTAAATTTTTTATCTTTTATGGTTTCATAAAATGGTTTTGGATATATAGGTTTATATATCTTTCTTATTTGAGTCAATTCATCTGTTTTAAAAAAAGCTTTTTCGCTCTCTCCAAAAAATAAACAGTCCATTTCCATTGTCCAACTAACAATATCCATATCTTCTTCTGCTAGTTCATCAAGCAATTGATCTTTATTAGTTAAATTTTCTTTAATTGCAAATTGATACGGAAGTCCACAAATAAAATATTTTTTACCCCTTAACATTGCATTTAAAAATACTTTATATCTATCAAAAGACCAATTAAATTTATACCAACAAGACGATAAAAATATTTCCTGATTTCGTTCTAGATATTCTTGCTTGTTTTTGTATTCTGGCTTCTCTAAAAAACCTGGTTGTCTAGAAGCAGCTAAAAACCTTCTTAAAACTCCTCTATAAATTACAGGGTCAATCATCCGAAATTCGTCCAAGATCAAAATATTTGCGCGGGCTGATCTGGCTCCTTGTGTGGCTGCTGTAACTTTAATCCATGAACCATTTACGAACTCAACATTTGGGTCATCTGTATTCATTGATGTTCTAATGGAACCTTTAATTTCTCGTCTTAGCATACCTGTTTTAGATTTAGCTATTAATTCAGGAATTTTTTCAGTTACAATCTTCATTGCCTGAGATTTTTGCCCAGCAGCCACAACTATTTTTGTCTCAGGCCATAGAATGCATTTTATTACACAATATAAAGCTGTCAAATAGGTTTTGCCCAATCCTCTGCTAGCGAGAAACATTGTGTAATTATAATGAACCATACAATATAGTAATATTTTTTGAAAAGTTTTCAAAGATAGTCCTAAATACTCTTCTGCAAAAATATCTGGGCGAGAACGATAAAAAGAAGCCCAGTCTCCAACACCATTCATTAGCTTTTCTGACCTAGTTAGTTTTTGATCTCCTTTATTATAATTTCTTGTTTTATCAAAAACACCAACTGTATTTGTTGCTTTATTTCTTTTTACTTCGAAGTTTTTATATCCAGCGATTATATATCACCTAATTTCTCTACTCCTCATCTTCATTTTGTATACTATCAAAATCAATAGTATACTCTTTTAAAGAATCCTCGTATTTGTCTACTGTTTCATTATTTAAATTCATCATTTTTGCTAAATGACCAACCATGTAAACATCAATATATTTTTTCATTTCATCATCCAATGTTTCATGGACTGGTTTTTCATTTTCCCATTTTTTTATTAATGTACCAAAAGTAACTTGATCGTTTGCTTCTGCTCCTGTTGCCTGAACTGGTTTCATATTTGCATCATTCATAAGTTTACTTCTTGTTTCAATTAATTTATTAATTTCCCCTTTAGTATCTTTGCCTTCTTGTCTTATTTTTTCAATGTCAAGATTAATAAAAGAAATATCTTTCATGATCATTTCCATGCCATAATCTGGACACTCAAAACTTGACTTAATCTTAAATATTTCTTCTACAAGGAAATCATATTCCCAATTTTCTCTATTTTTCCCCCAATATTTTACTGTTTCTTCTGGAATTCCATCATAATCATATAATTCTTGATTTTTTGACATATCAGTATTCATATTTATACTTGTTGTTTCCATATTGTCTTTAATATAATTAAAATCACTATCTTTATATCTAAAAGTATCCATTTTTTCATTACTCTTATTTGTTGAAGAGAGTTTGCTTTTATAATATCCAAGAACCCGATCAGCTTTTTTCCCTTTAGTTAGTAAACTTTCTATATGTGATTGTGTTTGCTTTAAAGCTTCCGCACTAAACCTAATATCTAAATCTTGACAAGTTAATTGTAAAGCAACTTCTAAAATATTATGTATTGAGAAATAATCCTCATAAATTTGATTACAGCATTCACGGCATATGCTCATAAAACCATTTTTGTCAAGCATAGGATTCGTTGCTTCATAAAAATTAGTTTGAGACTTATGTTTCATACATACCCTACAATATATTTCTCCAACATTTTCTTTAGGTTCTCTTATTGTTTTAGTCGTCCTTGGAATGCGAATTCACCTCTTTTGTTACCAACATCTTCTAATTCCTTCTTTCCGTACATTTTTATTTCTCCGTACTAACCACATAAAAATAAATAGAAGAGAGGGTACGGAGAATAGGAGCAACCCTAAACTACCTCTCTTCCAATGAACAAATTATGCTCACATAAAAACATCGCCAATTAAGACGATGTATAATCTAAACATAATTCAAACTCTAAAAATTTTTCATTCTCTTATAAATCCTAACCTTGCCACTATCATCATCCAACTCAATCCAATTACTTTGAATCACATTATTGCTATTAATCCATTCAGCAATTTCATTTGAACAATTAAACCACTCTCCTGAATGTCTAATCCTTAATAAATCCCATTGAGTATGTAGTGCTTTTTCCAAACTAACATTACCCAAAACATAGCCAAGCAAAGCTAATTTCCACTTACTCCAGTAGATAAACTTTTTTTTCTTTTCTCAATATTTTTAGTAAAACCAATTTTAATAGAATTATCATTTATATTAAGGAAGAAGTATACAAAACCTGAATCATTCAAATTATCAATCCTTATACATTATTATATTTTATTTTGCAAACAACAAAGAGTATATACATCTTTGCATATACTCTCGACTTGACTACAAAATATTAATTTAAAACTTAGATTTTAATTTATTATTTTACTAACTAATCCTCTAAAAATTCATACATGTTATACTTAGCACTTTCTATTCCCAATTCCTTGCATTTAAAAGCTAATTTTACAACGCTTTCAATAACACAATCAGGACAACCATTAAAAACATGCTCTAAGCACTCATTGATAAATTCTTTCATATAGTCTTCTGAACATTCTTCACAATAGCAATCTAATTCTTTAACTTCTTGTTCTGCTTGACAGATAGGGCATTCACATTGTTCTTCCAATTCATTATCCTCACATTCATATTCATCATCATGATTACCTCTACCACAATGCTCATCACAACCAACGCAATTAGCACATTCAGGACTTACATCATATTGACTGTCATATCCTTCCATCGTATTACCATTCTCACAATCCTCATCCACCAATTCACAAAATACTACTTTAGTATCTTTACCTCCTAAAAATTCCCTAACATCTCCAAAAGACATGTCTGTAAATACAAAATAATCTAGATTATCACCTTCGCTATATTTATATGTTTCATCTTGATCCCATTTTGCATACTCACAAAAGAAATCAATATCTCCATCTTTGTAAAAAGACATTGAAACATAATATTCATCAATTTCTGAAGATAATTCGACTGAATTTGCTTCAACTCCATATTCATTTCCTAAATAATCATAAATATAGTGAGCCAATTCAAATCCACAGATAAATGTAAAATCTCTATCAGATTCAATATGAGAGTCAATAATATTTTCAACTTGAGATAAAGTATATTTTTGCTTATTAATCATTTTGTGATTTCCTGCCTTTATTTTTATTTTATTCTTCTTCGATTACATCAAACTGACTCATAAAATTATCTAATTGTACATCCAACTGTGCAGAAACCTTAATCATACTATTTCCAAGTTGACTATATATTTCAGTAGATGTTTCTAAACCAGTCTTTGTTTTTATTGCGTCTATGTAATTAGTTAATAACTCCTTTGCTTCATAGTCATCCATTTCTCTAATGGTATAAATTATGTCTATCAATTCTTGACATTGAGGGCAATCGCATTCTTCATCGTTTTCATCAGAATTATACTTGTTAATATTAGTGACATTACTAGGTTTGGTAGGTTTGCTATTTTCAGGACTTCCATTCATTTTAGGTAATGGAGGAAGAACAAATAGAGACTCATCTTGTTCCATTGAATCATATACTTCTTTTGTGACGAATTTGTCGTTTATTAAATATGAAGTTTGATTTGTAGTTTCATTTATAATCTCTTTGAACTTGATTTTTTCTAGTGACATTTAAGTATCCTCATATTCTTTCTTATTGTTATTTTATTTAAAAAATATATCATACATAACCTTTACACCTTTATTATTACATACACAAACTAATTGTTGAGGACTTCCTAGTATACGTTTTTCTATCGTATAGTCATCCATTCCCATTAAAGATCCTGACATCATTAGTTTATAACCTTGAACATAAGTGTGTGAATTATGATGTAAATGACCACTAAATACTCCATATATTTCATGAGGTATCATTTCAATTAATTTGAGTGAACTGTTTATGCCATCATAATCACCATGGACTCCCAAATAATATAATCCTCTAATATTTATCAAGGACATAGTATTATCAACTATATTATCAACAACAGAAATATTTGTTATATTTTGCAGTCTTGCTTTAATATAAAAAGGAATTAAATCATCCAATCTCTCACCTTTTGGACTATCAAATTTAGTGGATAACCTACTGTGATTTCCTGAAACAACAGAAAAATATACATTGTTAAAATATCCACTTAGCTCACTAAGAAACCATGATATTAATTCACTCGCTCCCATAACTTGTTCAACAACATTTTCTCTATTTGCTAATTGAATTCCGAGATGAGTGTTTCCTGAAATTATGTCTCCGTTTGCACATACATAACAATTTTCTGAGTTATGTGTTCTCTTAATAGTAATTATTTCTTCTATGTAATGTTCAAGTCTTTCTTTTGCAATTTCAGGACTATATTTATTCCAATAATTATCAATCATAATTCCAAAGTGCATATCATTAAGTCCAATTAATAAATCATTATCAGATTGTATTACCTGTTTATATAATTTATTTAAATAAGGTTTAATATTTTGAATTGCATTTGTTAAGATTTTTTGATTTTCTTCTTTTCTTGCTAATGTGCGTATATCTTTATTTATAGATGTTCTTAAATCTTGAAGTTTTACTCTTTCTTTTTTGAGATTTATTTCTTGCATTTGTACATCAGATAATTTCTTCTCAATTACAATATCTTTAACCTCAACATCCCTATTAATACCCAACTTCTTTAATGTCCCATCGCGATCCTGTCTTTTTTTGATAAATTGTCTATAATGTTCACCAGATTTGAATGGAAATCCTTGATACTCATTTAAATCATTCCAAGAAGGATTTTTAGTATTAAGTATTTTCTTATATTTATCTCTATCATTTTTAAAATCTACACCGATAATATAAAGTTCATCTTTTGATTTTGACAATATTTATTAATACCACCTATTGTAATTTATTTTATTATTCCCATACAAAAAGAAAAATTAATTAAAAGAATATATCCAGAATTTCGACGCGATAGCTAGAAATTATGCAAGCGTAAGGCGACAAAGCCTTACAAGACACCTGCTCCCCGTTTCGTTCCCTTGACATGTCACAAGATAATTGATTTGATATTTGTCCTACGGAACATTTCGCAATTTTGTCGCAACAAAATTACTCATGGTTATATTATTATTATAATCTTCTAATTCTCCAATATTTCTTTTCATAGTTATCATTTAAAGAACCATCTTCTAAATATTTATCCCAATCATATTCACATTCAATATTATAATTTATTTCACAAGTTAAGAAAAATAAATTTAATTCTACAATACTTTTAAGAAGTTTAGTACCTTCTTTTGCACGTAAATCTTTAACAAACCTTATTTGATCTTTTTTAAATAATATACAATCAACTATATTCTCAAAGTCAAAATCGAAATTATATTTGTAATTAAATATATTATTTTTAATTATACTTATTTCTTCCCATATTAAATTTGGTAATTGTATTGTTAATATGTCTTGTTTTTTCAACTCTGAGTTTAATTTTGGTTTATAAAGATTTATGTAATAAGGCTCGTAAACCACTAAATCACTTTCTGATTTTACTTTTGCATACTCTACTCTTACAACTTCTGAATAATCTTCATTTGATAAATGCCCATTATTTCCAAAGTGTTGATTCAATCTTATTCTTATATTATTCTTTGTTTTTCCAACATAAATTATCTCATCATTATTATTAATAAACTTATATAAATACATAATTTATCATCTCCAATACTTTAATAATATTTGTATTAGTAAGTAATCATATACTTTATAATCCATGAATTATATTATTTATTTTGTTTTATTTTTGTGTTTAGGGACAATTATGGTGCAAGCCTCTTAAAGAAGGGTTGCAACAATTTTGTCCCTAATATTATAAATCTATTTTTTCAACAATCCAATATCTCTTATTATTACTTTTCTTTGGTAAGATTATATAATTTAATTCAATCATTTTTAGTCCATCATTTAATTTATCATAACTTTTTTGCAACCTTCTGTTCACTTTTAAATCAATTTTCTCAATTAATTCTTTTTGTTCTTCTTTATACAACCTCTTACCAACAATGCTTTCTAAATATTTCTCTAACTCATCAATTGCACTTTGTTCTTCAATCATATTATAAAATTCAACTCCAAATATAGATTGAATATATTTACAATAACCATATTTTCCATATCCTTTTATAGTTAATATTTCAGATAAATCTTCTTCGCATTTAAAAAACATTAACTCATTTATTTTCTTTGTTCCTTTATTGTTTTCCGATACAGCATTGTCATAAACCATATTAGAATAATCATATTGTCTTGGAAATTCTTCTATAAATTCTTTAACTGTATGTTCTTTGAGAAAATTAGCCATATGTATCTTTTTCTTTAGTTGAGTCTCTTTTCCTCCTAAAGAATTATTGCTAATGACTTTGATATACAAATGAATTTTATCATTTTCATCTTGTATCCTTTTTCTGCCCATACATTGAATCAAAACTCCTGTGTCTTCAACTTCACATATTACATGTTTTATATCAGTATCAACTAAATTAACCCCTGCATCCATACAAGTCGTAGTAATAAGTATTAATTCTTCAAATCTTTCATTCTTTAGCATTTCTTTAATCTTTGTTTTGTCTACATATTTATAATAATCACTATTATGTTTGCTACAATTGAATAAACAATAATCTTTAAATTTCTTATATAATTCATATGCTTTCTTTGCAGACTGAATAAAGAAAATTGCTTTCTCATTTCTTGCAATTATTTCATCCATAAACATATCAAAAGTCTCATCATTGTGAAAGAAAGATAAATCCTCAACAAAATCAAAATCAATAGGTAATTCATAGTCTATGGTTTCTATTCCTTTATTATCATTGATAAATCTCTTCATTTGATCACCAGTGGCACTCATGAATATCTTTATTGCTGACGTTTGACTTAATATTAAATCAAATGACATATCTGTTGTTTTTGAGAAAGATGCGTCAGACATGAAATAATGAAACTCATCACAAACAATATATTTGTATTCGCTTAAATCATTGAAGTATGATTTTAATTCTTTATACTCAAGTTTTTGATATGTCTTAATATCTATTACATCTGATTTATTATCTCTTGATATTTCATCAATAAATTGTTCTGTACAATTACTTCTATGTATAAGCATTAATATTTTCTTGTTTTCACCTTTTGCAATATCATATAGTATATTTTTAATTAACCAACTCTTACCTACACCTGTACCTGCTTTTATTGTTATGATGTCTCCTAAATCCCATAATTTTATTTGTTCTCCTGTGACAACATCACTTACTCTTAATTTCTTTTTCACATTAAGCACCTCACCTTATTTTTACATAATAAAAACACCTAGAATTACTTAATCTAGGTGTTCGTTGGGATACTATTAAATTATATTTATAATTGTTTTATTTTACTAATTCACTTTTTCTTTTGCACCATTCGTCATATGCGTTATATGTATCGTAATAATCAAATTTATACCATGTCTTTTTTGTGGAAGGATGTACACCTGTTTCCAAAACTCTACACCCCTTGGTCAGATAAAAATTACACTGAAAGACGTTATAAATATAGACTATATTACTTTCTTTTTTTGTAACGTTCATATTATTACTCCTTTCACCTTATATTTTTAAGATAGTCCAATAATACTTACCTCTAAATTCCGATTTTTTACTATTTTCTTTTTTTGATATTATATAATATGGTATACACAATTCTTCTAATTTACTGTTTATGATTTTATACCCTAAACTATTATGATTTATTTTAAATTGAAAGGCTATAAGACTTTTTAAAAATAATTTAAATTCTTCTTTATTACCATTAAACAACTTCCCACCTTTTAATTCTTTCAATTTATTATTAAGTAATATAATATCATTTTTATATAATTTTGCCTGATTTAATTTTTTCATAGTCTTGAATAAATTTTTTATTATATGCTCATTATCGTGACACTCTTGACAGATGGTTATGCCTTTAATATCTAAATGTTTCCCTAATAATATTAATCTTATTTTTTCTAATTCTTCTACACTATAATTATTAATATCCTCTTTGTATTTTAAATTTAATAATTTTAATACATCGTTTAATAGTTCAATGAATTGTATTTCGTGATGCACTTCTAAATTTTCTTTTGTTGAACAAACCTCACACATATCTTTTTTAATTAATGAAATCCATTTATTATTTATATCCATACGTAAAAATTGAATTAAATTCATATTATCATCTCCTCACCTTAAATTATTGTAATATTTATTTACAAATCTTTTGCTGTTTAAATTCCAGACATTTTTTACACCATTTTTCATAAGCAGTTTGGGTTTCATCATGACCGAATATGAAAAATACATTTTTTGTTTGATTATGTCTACCAGTTCCTAGAACTCTACAACCTTCATTGATGTAGTAATTTGCTTGATCTACGTTATAAATATATTTCATATTTTCTTCAGGCATGTTATTATACACTCCTTTAATCATATCATTGATTTCTCAATGTGTCACTTCTTTTTCGCCATTCTTCATATGCTTCTTTAGTTTCATAGAAATCAAATTTTACCCATACATTTCCTGTTTGTGGGTGTCTCCCAATGTCTAATACTTTGCAATTAAATTCATTAATATATGTACTCGCTCTTTTTACATCGTATATGTATTTATATCTTTGGTTATCTGTATTGTTAGTCGTTTCTTGAATGATATTTTGCATAATTATCAACTCCTTTAATCATATTATTTACCTAATGATATCATGTTTGTTATAATAATGCAAATAATTATTTATTAATTTAGCTAAATTATAGTTTTATGTAATCCCTCTAATCTCTTCATTCCCAATTCATAATATTTATCATCATTCTCAAACCCTATGTAATTCCTATTAAGATTTTCACATGCTACTGCTGTCGTAAAACTTCCCATGCAATTATCCAATACTAAATCATTTTCATTAGTGTATGTTTTTATTAGATATTCAAATAGAGCGACTGGTTTTTGAGTTGGATGGATAGAATCTTTATTTGGATTTGATATTTTTACGACACTTCTAGGATAATTACTGCCTTGTGTTACACGTTTCTCTTTATGTGATGGACGTTTACCTTTAAATGCGTATTCTCTTTCATCAGGATTGTTTGTGGTTATACCACCTTCACCAACATCTTGAGGAAAATACTTCATTTTTCTTTTGCTACCATTAGCTGTAGTACCTTTGCTAAAAACACAAATATCTTCATGAGCTTTTAATGGTTTATTCTTTGCATTAAATATATCTCCTGGTCTACTCTTTTCCCATACCCAACAATATTTAAACAATGGATAATTTGATGATATTAAAGCTGTTGTAAAAGGTTGGCTCGCGGTAAGAATAATTGCACCATCATCTTTAATAATCCTTTCATACTGTTTCCAAAGTTTGTCGAAAGGTATGATAGAATCCCATTTACAAACAGTAGTCCCATAAGGTAAGTCGCAGATGATCATATCAACACTCTTATCATCAATCAAACACATACCATTATCACCAATACAATCAGCATTATATACTTGATTAATTTCTAGCATTAGATTCCTCATCTCTTATCATATTTTTATAAATCAACTTACTATTTCTTATCCTCTAAATCCATTAACCCTAACTCATCTTCACAAATAAAATAGTCAAAATATCCACATTTACCACATAATAATATTTCTTTAAAATTAACATATTTCCAATAATACTTATTTTCACCACACTTAGGACATATAGTATTTTCCATTGATAAAAATCATCTCCTTTATAGAGAATATTAAATCCAATAAAAACTGTATTGATGTTTTGTTATTATAAGTGCAAGTTTTTTATCTAGGCTATAACTTGCAAAACCTATTTAGTATGTTAAAATTTAAGAAAGGCACTCGTCCAATCTCTTTTTGAAAGTGTAAAATATACTAACCAAAAAGCAAGCAAAATAAGACTATTTTATGAATAATTATTAATATTTGTTATTTGTTCTTCTTGTTGTCTCTAAGAGACTAATTTTATATATCAATTCTATATTTCTATAAAATTTTAAAATTTAATTCTAAATTTAATCAAAAATGTTGATTAGCGAACGATTATCGTATTTGCTTAATATTGAATAATGTCATATCGAATTTGTGAATAATGATTTTACGCTTAACGAAAATGATTAGCGACTTATTGTTCTATTGAAGCAAAAGTTTCTTGAATCATGTTGTATGTAAATCTTACATAAACCTGCATTATTTGAGCTTTGAAATAAGATTTAACATCTAATTTTAGATGTGTATAAAATAGTCTATATCTTGCTTTGCTTTTGATTAGTTGTTTTTAATAAGGAGAAATGTGGTTAGACAATCCCCTTATTAATTGTCTTTGGTTAATTATTAGATAAATACTCTTCAACAATTTCTGATGTTGATGCCAAAATATCATAAATTGGTATAAATTCTACAATATCTTGCATCATTGCCTTTTCAATTTGAATTGACAATGTATTTGAACGATTCAACATAAATTTATACAAAGTATTAATCTCGTTTCTGTCAAAATCTAAGGTTACTTTTTTCTCTATTGGAAATTTGTATTGTACTTGATTTCCTTCGATGTTGAAAATGAAATCCGAGCCGAATGACTTTGCTTCTGAAGGTTTTAAATCAAGTAAATATTTAAGATTATTAGATAATTCTCTACTCTTTTTTGCAAATAATATACCAGTATCTAGTGTTAAATTTTCACCATTTTCTTGCCAATCAAGAAATAAATCTTTCTTCGCATTTTCTATAGCTAGAGATAATTCTAGTTTCTGACTAATTAATTGAGAAATTAGAAAAGAAATATTTGTTACAGAACATTTGTATTGACGTTCTGTGGTTTGATCAATTGTTTCATCTTGATTTTCTGTTACTTTTGATTTTAGGTGGATTTCTTCTACTTTTAATGAATTTGATTTATTTGAGATATAAGATAAGAGAGATGATGTGTGTTGATCTAGAATGTTCAATATACGAAAGGACTCTTTTAGTGAAATTGCGGATTGTGGGTTTTGTGAATTAGACATATTTATTTATTTCCTTCTTTCAAATATTATTTTCTTATTTGTTAGAGTCATCACAACTCAATTCAATTTGTTGTGGCTGGACTTATGTTTTTCAACTGCCCTATCTACCCATTTTAATCCATGAGAGAGTGAATTATTAACATTTAAGTCTAACTCACTCTTTGCTCTCATGTCGCTAAGATGTACATTATTATATTTACATCTTATTAAGTCTTTATCATGAAGGAAACCGATACCCCTATACAATTTCCTTCTCTCTTTTGATATACTCTAATATCATCAATCTCACTGGAGTATGCCATTTGTCTCTATTACTAAGTTTGAATAAAACTGTGATTAACGCTATAGAGAACAAACAATGAGTGATGAGGGGGAATCTAATCGGCAATAAAGCCATTTTGGACTTACTCTTCTCAAAATAAATTTAAATTGAGACTGCCAAATTACTATTTTATTAACTATAATACTATAATCAAATCGTTATCAATATACTTAACTCCAATCCTAAAGTT